TGATCATCGAAAACTTTATTTCTGCTGAACATCTTGATGCTATTTATGACTATTGCTACAGCATCACTGAATGGGAATCTCAGTCTATTGCGCAAACTGATAAAATCAGCACGGGCGCAACGATGAAGAAGAATTCGCCAGAAGTCTATGACATAATGTCGTCATACCTAAATAAAGTGCAAAAGGCTGTTGAATATAAGTTCGGCAGAAAGCTAGAGCCAAGTGTGCCAGGTATTCGTCGCTGGGATGCTGGAGAACGCCAAGGGCCGCATGCTGATGGAGAAACAGTGCACGGCGTCGCCACAGACACATATATTGTGGACTACGGTTCAATAATGTATATAAATGACAACTACGACGGTGGAGAGCTTTACTTTCCAGCATATGGAATTGACTTTCAACCTAAAGCTGGAACACTTGCATTTTTTCCGTCAAGTACGTACTACGTCCACGGCGTAAAAGAAGTGATTGCTGGCGTACGATACACTTCACCGCACTTTTGGGTCCCAACAAAACATAAACGACTAATTGAAATGACAAAAAATGAACAACAATCAGTCCATTAGACCTATATACAATCTTCACATTCCTAGAACATCTGGCACTAATACGCTGTTTGCTCTGCAGCGAGAAATCGCGCGCATGCCAGAAGCTAATAAGAACAAACTAAATAAGCATAAAGAACCAGAGTACGCGGATCTTAATATGTATACTCCAGACGTCTTAGAGTTCATCTATGACCACGACAAGATGAAGAATTATAACTACATCTCAGGACATTTTGCCACAAATCCAATACACGAAATCGACAACTTACTTACGTTTTCTATAGTGAGAAATCCAGTAGATCAGTTTGTAAGCACTATTGCGTACAGATGCATGACCGCGCGAGTGCCGTTTACTTCACACGAACTGGACCTGTACATAGATGGCATGTACAAAATATGGGGAGAATTTGAAGGATTCTCTGGCATTGACAATCCGCAATCGCACTTTCTTTCACAAAAACTTGCCGCGTTCGAGCTAGAAAAAAGCAATAGGGGAAACGGAAGCTTAAAAGGAATGGCATTTGTAGGCTCACCGCAAAGTCTTGCCGACGTTCGTCAATTTACAGATGACATGATCATTAGCACACTTGAGAATCGGCACATTACAATCGATAAAATAAATGTGGTACTGCAAAAACAATTCGGTATCACTATAGAAAACGATACAAGAAAAGTCAATAGCATTATGAAGCTTCGTTTTGAGATCTCTAAAGATCAAATGAAAAAGATGAAAGCCAAACTAGAACTTGACGAAGAAGTGTACCAGCACGTGAAACAGCAAGAGAAAAACGTGCCAAGTAGAATAAATAAAGCTAAAAAAGAGCCTCAACAAAAAGTCCAGTTGGCGCCACAAAAAGAGTCAATAGCGCAGATGTTTGGCACAGATTCTTCTATGATACGCGTCATTGACAATTTTATTCCTAGCAACGATATCGAGAAGATCGTGGAAATGGCTTCTAAAATAACTGAATGGCGCCACGAAGAGCCTGGAACAGAGTGGCATGTACGGTTGTCGGATGCTGATAGCCTAGTTAAATTAAATTCAGATACTTACGGTATTCTTGAAACGTACGCAAGGGCAGCCAAGAATTGCGCAGAAGAACTGTTTAACTGCACTCTTAAGTTTAGAAAACCAGCGCTCGTAAGATGTATAGCAGGAATGCACCAACCGGAGCTGCACACTAACAAACAAAATCTAGACGGCTATCTTAAAGAAGGAATTGGCGACGGCGATCTGTCAGCTGTCATGTATCTCAATGACGACTTTGAAGGCGGCGAGCTCGTGTTCCCGCAGCACGATGTGCGCGTAACACCCACAGCGGGGCGTATTGTAATCTATCCTGGGGACAACGCGTACCTCCACTACGTCGATCAGGTCACTGCCGGTGTTCGCTGGGCGTGTCCGCTATTCTTTTCAGTAGACGAAGAAGCATGTCAACACACAAAAGAACAAGAGAAAAAAGATGTCTAGTCCATGGAAAATTGCACCAGGGCATTTTGGAGACTCTCCAGAAAACATTGTCACAATAGAGAACTTCGTTGAACTAGAAGATCTTAAAATTATTCAAGAGTTCTGCCCAACTATCAACGAGTGGAATAACGAAAAAGAATCCGTGTATGCAGAAGATGGTACATGTCTTTACAATGCAGACTACTGGAATGATCGCCAGTGCAGCAATGATATTCTTGAAAGAATCAATCCTCAGGTATGGAACATCATTGACAAATACATAACTAAAATGCAATTGGTCATTGAAGATAAGTTTAATTGCAAAGTAAGTTCTAGACCCCCAGTAATCATGAAATGGCGGCCTGGAACTGAACAGCGCCCGCACGCAGACAAGCAATTAAACGATGGCCAACCGAACGCGTTCCCAGACTACGACCTCAACTCATTGATTTACTACAATGACGACTTTGAAGGCGGTGATCTTTTCTATCCGCAACACGACATCGTAGTTCGCCCAAAACCTGGCCTCGCGGTGTTTCACCCAGGAGATGTAAACTATCTTCACGGAGTGTCAATGGTAACGAGTGGATACCGATACACGACACCGTCTTTCTACACGATTGAAGAATTCATATGATATTCGCAGTTATATCAAATTTTATAGATAGAGAAACATGCAACAATCTTACTGATCTTTTATCTACTTGCGAGTGGGAATCAGTTGTAAGAAATGACGTTGACATTTTTAGCATAATGACAACTGATATTGACGAGATACACGCTATTGGATCAAAGCTGTGGAATGCGCTCGAGTCTCAGGTGTCTAAAGTAGCTAAACGTCAAATCGTAAAAGAAACGTCGGAGGCGGCACTAGCGTACACACGATATAGCACTGGCCAAGGACTAATGTGGCATTCTGATGGCGGTGACGGCGCGCAGACAAATACATCAGGAAGAAAGATCGACGTCTCGGCTATTGTATACTTAAACGATGAGTATAGCGGTGGAGAGTTGTCTATGGCAAAAGCAAATAGCCGAGTAAACAACGTCTTTATGGTTAAGCCATCTACAGGGGACCTTGTCATAATTGATGGCGCAACGTGGCACGAGGCACTGCCAGTAGCTAGCGGAACAAAATACGTGATGTCTGCAAGATGGCAGCTAGATCAAGGATAGAACAGTTTTATGAGTACCCCAGCAAACCCTAACCACATAAAAATAATAGATAATTTCGTAGAACCAGAAGATCTTGCAGTGCTCGACAACTTGTGTAGAAGCAATGCAGGCAACGTTTGGTGGAGTGAAAAAAGTATGCCAACGCAGGACTACGTGTATTTTGCACTCGGGGACTACAAAGAGCATTGCGCTAAAGCCCGCAGCGAGGGGGCAAATGCAAATGTGCATCCGCTCTTGGGCAAGTACATGAACAAATTAAGAACAATTATTAGTTACGAAGCCGGGCATCAGCTTGTTCCGATATTTGATTTTTGTCGAATGGAGACACCTGTCGGTGGGTCTTGCCCTGGGCACACAGACTCAGAAGGCCACGGTATAACTGGGACAGCGTTTCTTCCAGAGTACTCGCCGCTGCATGTCTATGAGCCAAACTTAATAGATATGTCGGCAAACATTTATGTTAATAACGATTTTGAAGGCGGTCAGCTCTACTTCGAGCAGTACGACCTCACTGTTAATCATACTCCCGGCCAACTCGTGTGGTTTCCCGGTTCGCATGAATACATGCATGGTGTTCATGAAATAAAGAGTGGCAGCCCTCGGTGGAATATTATTACTCATTTTGCACGGCCAAAATTGATAGAACTTCACAGTATGATCCACAACATGTACGTAAAGCTCAATGAAGATCAAAAAGCCGAATTCCCAGTCTCCTGGGACATAAACACTCACATGCCACGTGGAATTCGTGGAGACAACAACTATGATTACTAGTGCCATATTAAGCACAATCGTCAAGATGGCAGCTAGAACAAGGATAGAATAGTTTTATGGAAACAGCAAGCCCAGAGCATATAAAAGTAATTAACAATTTTGTTGAGCCTGAAGACCTTAAAATTCTAGATGAACTATGCAGATCATCTGTAAATTATGACGACTTCAAAGATAATGACAAGTGGTGGTTCCATAAAAAGCCAGGTCCTGAGTACATTAAGCACGCGTCTGGCGCGTACAAGCAGCTGTGCCTTGACTCGATGGAACAGCCGTATGGAAAAAACGTGCACCCATTGCTTCTTAAATATATGAAGAAACTTGAAAAAGTAGCAAGCTATGAGACCGGCCATAAGCTTGTGCCAATGTTTGGCTTCAACAGGCATCAAACTTTAGAAGGTGGATTCTGCCCCGGACATCAGGACGCAGAAGCAGAGAAAAACGGTGAAGGCGAATATCTCCCAGAGTATGCGCCACATCACACATTTGAGCCGTGCTTAATAGACACATCAGCAAATATCTACATCAATGCAGAGTATGAAGGTGGCCAGCTCGAGTTTGAGCATTACGGAATTAGAATTGAGCACACTCCAGGGCAGCTTGTTATTTTTCCCGGCGCTCTTGAATACATGCACGGAGTCACACCGATTACTAAAGGCACACGATGGAATCTAATTACACATCTTGCACGACCAAAAGTTGTTGAAATGCATAGTTTGATCTATAACCTTTACAATGAACTTGGCGAAGACAAGCAAAGTCTATTCCCAGAAGACTGGCGCAATCGCCAAGACCCGAGAGGAACATTAGGCGAACACGTTCACTGGGAACCAGAGCAGTAATGAAAGCCACTCCTCTAAATATCGTAAGAATACCTAATTTTTTATCAGATAAAGAAATTGAATATTTCGTAAATCACTCGCGTTCCTTAGATATCTTAAATGATCCGAATGTTACGTCAAGAGCGATGCTGCGCATCGACGGCGATAAAGACGCTACTGACGAAATGCGCGACTACATAGCAAAGGTACAGGAAGCAGTGACATTTCATTGCGGCATGCAAATCACTGATTTGTGCGGAATTGCGCTTAGGAAATGGCTACCAGGAGAACTACAAGATCCGCACGCAGACTGTGAAGCAGTGTTTGTCGAAGATTACACTAATTGGCAAATGACCCCGCTTAATAATTTTTCTTCGTTATTTATAGAGTACGCTGCGTTGGTGTACCTAAATGACGACTATGAAGGCGGAGAAATCTACTTTCCAGAGTACGACGTAGAAATTAAGCCAAACAAAGGTGACTTAATATTCTTTCCCGGCACGCACTACTATATGCACGGCGTTCGCGAAGTACTAAGTGGCCATCGCCTCGCGCTGATGTCGTTTTTTACGACGCCTAAGCTTCAGTATATTTGGAAGTACTTCGTGCTAGACGATACGCCAATACGTTTTGTCGATCGCACGCAGGACGATGCAATGGCAGGTGTTGGACTATTTAGCAGAAGCCACATTCCACTTAGTTTAGCTACTTTTGGAGACAAACTGCCAAGTACACTAGACGTTAAAGTGGCGCACAGAGAATTAACTAGCTATAGTTATACTAGAAGTCTTTTTGGAACTCATAGGTCTAATATCAACATAGTCCACAATTTTATAGACAAAGACAGCGTTGACGCGTTAATGTGTCTCGCGCATACGATAACCGAGTGGAATGACTGCGGAAAAAATGTGTATGACGACGCGGGAGTGCTAATCCACAACGCAGAAGACTGGCGTGATAAGACCTGCGGCGCTGATATTCTTACGCGCACTGCGCCTGCGGAGTACGCGGTAATGGAAATCTATGCGCTTAAGGCAAAACTTGCTGCTGAAAAATTCTTTAAGTGCAGCCTTAGCTACAGAAAGCCAGCGCTTGTTAGGTGGAGAGCCGGCGGGCACACACCAGAGCCGCACGCTGACAAACAAAATATAGATGGAACACCTAAGCTCGGAATGGAAGACCTAGATGTCTCAGCTGTAATGTATCTAAATGATGACTATGAAGGTGGAGAGCTTGTGTTTCCGCAGCACAACATGAGGTTTAAGCCTGGCCGTGGGTCATTGATCTTTTTTCCAGGAGACGACGCGTACATACACTATGTTGATCATGTTAAGACAGGCACAAGATGGGCTATCCCGATGTTTTTTACGGTAGAAGCAAATAAAAGTGAGCTGCGCAATGGTTAATGATGCAAGAACTACAAACGTTGGTTCACAAAAAAACATACTAGTAGTAGAAGACTATCTTTCTAAGTCAATATGCAAAGATCTTAGCGAAGCAATGGTGCGTACAGCATGGCGAAGGTGCCGGTCTGACTCAGAAGCCGAAAACTATAACAGCATGCAAAATATATCTTTTTTAGCAAATGACATGGAAGACGACATTGTAAAAATTGCCAGTTACGAATTCGGCGTAAATTTGTCAGTATTTGCGGGGAAAGGCAATTTCCATAAATGGGACGTCGGAGACAGTCTTTCTCTCCACACAGACGCAGAAAAAGAAGACTGTACTGCGCCATTGGCAAGTTACATAGATATGTATCAACCGCCAACTGTTGTTTCATACACAGCTTTAGTATACATCAACGATGATTACCAAGGTGGCGAGCTTGTGTTTCCGCAGCACGGTCTAAAGATAAAACCTAAATCTGGGACATTAATAATGTTCCCATCGACTTGCATGTACCCGCACGAAGTAGCAGAAGTCACCTCTGGAGTTAGGTACACATACTCTATGTTTATGGCTAGCGCTTCTGTAGTTCAA